TGTCCGAATCAATGAAAAGCATGTGTGTGTAATCTGTGCGAAGAAACTCATCAACAAGGTAGTTACGAGCCCTAGTGATAAGTGATTCGTTAAACAGGAAAGAAAACTTAGTTTCGATTCCATAACGAGTCATGGTCGTTTGCAAATCAAGGCATGATTTGATATACAGACCGTGTGCCATACCGCCATACATTGGTGTAGCAATGAATAATTTGTTCTTCTTCAAATCATCTACGTTTACTTGAATTTCCATATTATATCCATAAAAAAAAGGAGAGATACAAATATATATCTCTCCTTACCAGTTATTTCACCTACTATTAGGCAAAAGCGCGTTCACCTTGCGAACGGATCGCGGCGATGCCAGCAGCAATCATACGCTTGGTTGGTGTGCCCAAACGGTAAAAAGCAACCTTATCACCGTGGGTGTTGATACGGCTGTTTAGGTAAATTGCATGACCTTCATTACGCAACTCATTGATGGTTGCGGAAGGATTGGCAACACCGAAGACGCTTTGCATTTTGCTAGCAGTAAGGGTGTTATAGGCCGAATCTTTCGACAGGTAAGCAAGAACTTTAGATTTGGTAGACATTACAAAATACTCCATAAAAAAGGTCTCTCATATTCCCTAACAGGGTTTTGAGGTGAGACCGAGCCCTCAAATTAGATTACATTATAACAGAATCAGATACATATGTCAAGCGTTATTCAGGCAAATAAGTTTGTTTGCCTATACTCATTAGAACGGACATTCATCAGTTTCAACAGGCGGTACTGGTGCCGTGTTAGCAACATTTTGAACACCAGCATCAATCTTGGTATACAAATCAAAGAAACTCATTTGAGTATCCATATCAAAACGATTCAAGCAAAGTTTGATTGCTTTAGTTTTGTCATTGAAGATACCGTAAGTCTCAACGATATGTACCAAACGGCGAGTAGAAATCACTTCATCGCAACCGCCATCAGCAAAGGTTTTACGAATAACTTCTGCCCATGTAACAAGTTTCTCGGCAAAATCTTTATCATCTTTACCAACCGAAACAAGTTCTTTTTCAATAATCTTGCGTTCAACGCGAAGCGGAGGAAATTCTTGTTCCATCGTGGTACGAAAACGCTCAAGGAAGGCTTCGTTCAATACATTGGTAAACATATAACGACCGTCTTCTGAACCTTTACCTTTAGTGTTCGCAGTAGCAAACACGGTAAAACCTTCAGCAGGATTAACCAGTTCACCTTTCTTTTTCAGCATGAACGGTTTGCCTTCAAGAACCCGTTGCAGAGAAGAAAGATTCTGAGCACCATAGTCAATCTCATCAATGCACAGAACAGCACCTTGACGAGCCGCGGTGGTCACAGGACCATCACGCCATTGCATACTGCCATCAATCAGAACATAGTTGCCAAGCAGGTCAGATTCATCAGTTTCAGGCGTCATAGAAATGCAAACGAATTTGCGTTTTGCTTTGGCGCAAGCCTGTTCAATAGACATGGTCTTACCGTTACCAGAATGACCAGAAATGAAAACAGGAAAGAAACGCTTTGATTCTACGATAGCAAGAACATCCGAAAAGTTACCAAACGGTACATAGTTGCGATATGCAGTTGGTACCAGATTGGTCGAATCAAGGTCTGTAACTACGCTGACGATTTTATCTTTAGATTTTTCCACAATAGCACTCATGGGAATAACATTAGTTTGCATATTACACAGAGCGTTAGGTACATGATACAGACCACGACCAACACGATTTTCTTCTTGTTTCGTAAAGAAATAAGCACTTTTCATACCTGATTCGGTACAAGCAGATTTGATTTCTGCCAATGTTGCTGTAGGTTTACCCAAAGAATTCAGAAGGTTGAAAAATTTCTGTTTCTTATCAGCGCGTTTCATAATGTAAAACTCCTATCACAATGTATATAAAGATTATAACACAAACCAGAGGCCTTGTCAAGCCCTAGGCAGCGATTCCTTGTATGAACTGGTTCACCATTGCCCGACTGACGGTTCGCCTTTTGTTTGCCGCGGTAAATGCACTTTTAATTTCCCGAATTGATTGTGCATTTTGGGCAAGAGAATCAAACGAATCTTCTTCGGTAACACCGCGAGGTGAGGTAACGAAAAACCTATCGTAATTACGAATATTCAAATCATAAAAGTTTTCTTTCTTGAATTTTTTCAACGCTTCATTTAGTTTTGATTCATCCCTGAAGATATGTTTACCTTCACTATCACAAGCTTTTTCTTTAATTGTAGCACGAGCATATCGGTGTTCTGCCAAATAAAAAGAAAAGATTTTAGAACCAGTAACAAGTTTAAACCATTCAAGTATGTGAGTATGAACATCATCCCATTCATGAACTAGTCGTTGAAATTTAATCTTCTCATCAACAATCAAAACATTTTGTGTGTGCCTTGTTATTTGAATTATTTGACGGTTTTTATTGATGAAATTAGTAATATAGTCAGCATCACCGTCATGCACAACAACCAGGTTTGTAATGTCTAGGTTATTTTTCCGTTTGAATTCTTTCATCACATTTGCCAAAGCCACAACAGCTTGTGTCATGGGAGTATTAGACAAAGTTTCAGTAACAGGATAAAAAAGTCCTTGACGGCGACTATATGATTTTTTCAACACCAACATATTTTTTACTGCACTGGTAAACACAGAATTAGACATTGTTGAAGAAAGGTACTCACGCAAACGAACATCAGTAAAAGCAATGTTATCAACTTCTGTTTCAAACGAAGAAAAATCTTTTTCGTTAAACGTGAAATGTTCTTTAAGCCGTTTCTGTGCAATAACATCACTAACATAACCAGCAGTATTATTGCCAAAACCATATACAACAAAAGGAATATTCACTTTGCGGCAGAACATAGTAAGAATCAAAATCTGTTCGATTGAATCGCCAATAATGTCTTGCATTGAACCAGATTTATCAAGCAACAACACTAAGCCGTGAGATTTACCTTTTGGTACCAGAAGCATCTTACGAAAAATGTTATCATCAAAACGATATGATGAAAGTTTACCAACATCAATTTCACCAGTATCTGCAAGGCGCGAACGACTGAATGCTTTTGCCGCTTTACGCATTTCAAATTCTTTCACCAACAGATTGATATATCGTTCGTTGGTTGTTTTGAAATCATTGTAAAGTTGGTTTGTTTGTGTTTGTGTAATTTGATCCGCAAAATGCTTAGTCAAAATCTTTTGTACCACTACATGAGGCACAATAACATTTTCTAGTTTGACTTTTGGAATGCTGTAGTAAACATAGTCTTTTGATTTTTCATCAAGCAGTTTAGATTCATTTCGGCGATAGTTTTCATCAGTTTGGCAAATTGGATCCAACGAAGCGCCTTGATCTTCATAAGAATCAGCGGATGATTTTTTACGGTTGATTGATTCAACATCATTTTCTTCATCATCACCTTCACCTTCAGAACTATCATCTCCTTTTTCCTCTGATGAATCTTTGGTTTCATTTAACAATTTTTCTGAGTCACCACTTTCATTAGGTTTATCATTTTTTTGATAATCATCATCACCTTCATCATTAGGCGAGAGTTGAAAATCATTCATCATCAATTCTATATGCTCATCTTTAGAGTATGCAAAAATTTCATCGGTGACTTTTACTACTTCATCCCAAGTTTCAGCAGCACGGACTTTTTCAATCAGTTTTTGCTCTTTATGAGAGAAGGTAATTTGCATAGTCCATTGTGATTTGCTATACAGGTTCAAACGGTCAATGAAATTCATGGTGTTGATATCACGGTGAGCGATACCGAAAAAATCACGATTCATCAATTCTGCATATGCTTCCTTAAAGGACATACGCAGACCGGGATACTTGCGTTGGATTTTTTTCTCAATACGGGCATCTTCAACGACATTCAAAAAACCTTTGTAGTTAGGACTTTTTGTTTTGTCAGATGCAGCAGAATGCCAACCTTCGGCAGGAGTGTATTGTGCATGACCTACCTCATGACCGGTCAACAGGTCATAGATAACGCCAGACATATCTTTCCAGATTGGAAGATACAGGACACGATTCATAGGATCAAAACTTGCGGTTTGAGCCTTAATGTGATTGATAGTGATGTTCTCGGTTGCCATCAGTTTGGCAAGTTGAGATTTTGACTGAACAGTAAACGACATGAGAAGTCCCATTAATAATATGACACCATTATAACACAAACAAAGTGTTTTGTCAACCATTAAAAAACCCTTTAGAATCAAGGGCTTGGAGCGGATCACAGGAGTTAAACCTGTCTGCCTATTGGGATAGGGTGTCTCGGACTCTCCGCATTAAGGACATTATACTACAACCACAAGTCAAATGCGGCAAACTATCGACCTACTTGACCAAGGTACTTATCCTTCGTTTCTTGCCAAGTCAGGTAAATAAGGTCATCATAGAACAAAGTTTCGGTAGATACCTTGCCTTTCTTCTTGAGGAAGCCAATACGACCACGAGCGTGCTTCTCTTTCCATATCTTAGTCAATGCTTCATAACTGGTATCAAACGATTTGACTAACTGTTCCTCTCCGATATCACCGCGAAGGAACTCAAAAGAATTGTTGTAGAGTGGGCTGAAGTAGATGCCTCTTGCATGTTCGGTACGAATCAGTTGTTTTGGAATCTGCATCTTACTGTATACGAACGACAACGAACGATTCTTATGGTCACGCTTATGTGGTTGCCCACTAGGTTTCTTTGCAACATACCACTCAAAGTATTTGCGTGTATGGTTAGTCTTCAACCACTCACGAATTGAGTAACGGGTTTCTCTACTTGGTTCAAACGATACAGAACCTGATGAGAATCCCATCGGGTTCCAATGGTCAAGGTTATCATACTGTGATAGACCGCCGGCCTTTGTCTTACCGTATAATGATGTAGTTGTTACTCCGATTAATGTATCACCGTATTGTTTCTTCCACAATCTTTGCACTTCATCAGATAGACATAGTAGTGCAAGTAACTTACCACCAACATAGTTGTAACCAAGTGGCTGAAACGGTACGATAGTAGAACCGATTGCAGTATGATTAATCATGCCGCCTTGTGTCTTTAGTTCTCTCGGCCAACCAATTGCAGCATCTCTTGGGGTTAAATCAAGAAAGTCAGATGAGATACAGATAACACCAAGGTACTTGCCAGTCTTATTGTCTGCAACAAGAAAGTTAAGGTTGCGACCGATGTTACTGTTGTTCTTCATTGTTGAAATAAAGTTTCGTGCTGCGTTCCATCTTTCTGGCAAATCACTACGCTTAGTTCTATCTTCAACGATAGAACCATCAATGCCTTCACGAAACACTTTACTAGAATCATCGGTGTAAATCAATACAGGTTCAAGGTTCAAATAGTCATCAGCATCTTTAGGCAACCAGATGTTGTTCTTAACCTCATCAACAATAACCTGTTGTGCTGGGTTTTCTAATTGAACCTCTTCACCAAAGAGGGTGTTGTTTACGAACGTAGGATACTTGTCTTTGATTTCACACCATTTCTGGTACAAAGTGTATTCACGGACATCCATTGCTGACACATAGGTAAGGTCTTTGATTGTCTGCTCACGCAGAGTATTCTCATCGACAGGTAAGAAACTGCTTTCAGGATTTGCTTCTTGCCACTTCTTCCATTGTGTTTCAACATCATCTTTCGCATCAAACATTATTCTGTAGTCTCTTCACTTTTTTAATCAACTTCAGTTGTTTCTTTCGTGCCATCTGTAGTGCTAATGGCTTTACATACTCTACCATACGAACACCATTCATATGATCCAATTCATGCATGAAACAACGAGCAGTCAATCCATCGAAGGTTGCGTTATGCAGTTTACCGTTATCATCATAAAATTGAACATCAATCGAATCTGGTCGACCAATCTTGAGAAACAAACCAGGGAAAGAAAGGCATCCTTCACTATCAATCTTAACGGTGTTGGATTGTGACACAATTTTTGGATTAATGCAGGTAATAGTCATGTCACCGTTGCCGATAACAAAGACTCTTTCAAATACACCGCATTGAGTTGCAGATAGACCTAGACCACTATACATCTTCATGGTCATTCTCAATCGTTTAACCATGTTAGACATGACAGGGTTAGGCAACCTAGTTACATCATACTCAGGTACAGCTTGTCGCAACATTGGATGATGCTCATTATACAATGGCAACGGTTCAATATTTTCTTCTTTAATAATACCTTGTTCGGTATTGATAGTTAGAATTTCACTCATTTCATTAACACCCAATCCTCTGCACAGTTTTCTGCTTCTTGTTCATTGTCGAAATACTTAACACCATTATAATCTATATCAGCTATATAAAGCAAGACCATAAACTTATGATTGCCGTTTGAT